GAACGATACGTGCAAGGGTGCGATGAATGTAAAGGATTTCCTGAATTTCATCAACGTAGATTTAGAAGACATAGAATACATAGGAACACACGGGTATGTGGCAGGAATCTCCAGGATCTTTACGAAGAATCTAGCGAGACTAGGAAAATTCGAGAAACCAATTTGGGTAACGGACGAGAAGAGAGAGACGATCATGTACAAAGAAGATGGAGTATGGCAGAAAGATGATGATCATATAAAAATGAATAGAATATCAGCAACAATAGAGAACAAGTGTAGAATGGCACTCACTCTATGGAGAGAGTTAAATCCAGATTGGAAAGAAAACGAAAAGAAAGGTGAGTTTTTAAATATAATGAATGGATGTGTATTTGGCGGAGAACTAAATAACAAAACAACATTCTATTATCCTCCAGATAAAGATCAAAAGGCAAAGATAGTGAGGAACATGATTCACCAATTGAAGATTCCTAAGAAGAATGTAAAACTAGAAAATTAGATAACTTTATCTCTCTTGATATTGATTTCAAAGAATAAAATAAAGAAGAATCAATAGATGTTCTACCAATAGAACATATATTTATATGGGGATTGGAGTAAACGAAGGATTGCTTTATATTCCTTACGCGGCGAAGGCGCTAGCCGAAGGAATATAAAATCACCGGTCGCCTCTTAATTTGTCACCCATATCTGGAATACATATATAACAGCATATATGCTAACATAGTTGTTTAACATGGCGCCACATGGTAGCTACGCTCAAACACCCGCGCCGCCGCGCCGAAGGCGCGACATAGCATGAGGCCGTAGGCGCGTATAGTATGTCAGAAAAGGACTGCATACTGCAGCCAACAAAAACAACAAAAACAACAAAAACAACAAAAACAAAACAAAACAAAACAAAACAAAACAAAACAAAACAAAACAAAACAAAAAATACAATATATACATAATAAACAAACGAATATTTAGTTAAGAACCTCACTCGCAAATCCCCTTTTTTTATCTTGAACGTGTGTGATATAAGTGTCCATAGTATTACTATGCATCTCCTCTTTAATAAAATTTTCCATCTTAAATCTGAATACATATACGGGTTTGGTTTGTCCGATGCGATGACATCTGGCGACGGATTGGTCTTCCACGGCGGGGTTCCAGTGAGGCGATACGAAATAAACCTCGCTGTAATTAGCTTGTAGATTCAACCCCTCACACCCAGCCTGTATCTGAAGAACCAGTGCGTCATATTTGGCGGTCAACTTGTCTTGCCTAGATCCTTTGGTGTCACGACCATCAAACGAAGCGACGTTAGTCATGCCGCCAGCCTTTAAGCGCTGGATGATAGCGTTGATTTCAGGTCGGAAATGACAGAATATAAGCTTACCATTGCCGTTATCTTTGCGCGCAAGAATGACGCTAATAACGTGATCGAGTTTGCTGCTATAGTTGAGCGCATCGGAATAAACAAAGTTGTTAGTGATCTGATTCTTCAACATACTGGGGAGTATACAGGATTTCCTAGCTTGAAGGAAAAGCTGTAACTTGAAGGAACTCGTATCGATCGCGCTATGAATGTCAGAGGAAAGCTGCATTTCATTTTTATTAGACCAAGCAATGGTGTCATTGTCTTGAGAGACGGAAGGAAGTTTGATGCCGATTTGCGCCTTTGTGCGACGCAAGATGGGAGCCTTGCTGTGCATGCTAGCAGGCAATCCAAGAGCAGAACACAAGTTGTAGTAGTCCTTCCTGGAGTTCTGAATGGGCGTTCCAGTGACAAGCCATCGGATGTCCGATTTGAGAAATTTGCATCCAGCTGATCGTCTATTTTTGTTACGGAGATGGTGCGCTTCGTCACAAATAACTCTGGACCAGGCGATGCTATGCAAGAGGCATGTTGTGTACTTCTTGGTGGTGACTAAGGAGTTGTAGGTGGTCAACACGACAGGAGCAGCTGATAGTTGTTCAGAAGTGATGTTTTGCTTATTCGCATTGCCGTGGAAGATGAGCGCTCGATGCCCAGTAGTGCGGAATATTTCGGCATTCCATTGGGCGAGCAGCATTGGCGGCACAACTATGAGCGTGTGTGGCAGGAAATTGGTGAGGCACACACCGATCATCATGATGGTTTTACCCAACCCCATCTCGTCACAAATGAAGCCGCCCTTAACAGGTAGAGGTTGCTCTAGTGGTTGTTCTAGAGTAGCTACCTCAGGCTGTCGAGCGATTTCATTATTAACACACCAGATGATGCCGTCAAGCTGATGCTGTTTACGTTCAATATTGGCCTTACCGATGAACCAATTATACTTTTCTACTATATGCTGTGAGCCTGAGCCGTAGGCACTATGGAATGTGGTGAGTGATTGAACTCCTTGCGCTGCGATAGCAGTAGCCAAAGGAGTTTCTTTATTATCCATGATTACGATTACGATTACGTTATACGTTTAAATTTGAAGACTAATTCTGAGGTAAAAGTATTGCAGCAAAATGATATCAATTTTTTCCAAAAAAAGTAGAAAAAATGGACTACTTAAAATATAATATTGGGGATCGACTGGTCATTGGGAATCGCCTGATCGAATGAGGGATCGCATTGGAAATCGAGTGGGGATCGCATTGGTGATCGCATTGGTGATCGCATTGGTGATCGCATTGGTGATCGCATTGGGAATCGCATTGGTGATCACATTGGGAATCGCATTGGGAATCGCATAAGGCATTCATGTTGTATATAATATGGATTACTTTATCTCTCTTGATCTTGATTTCTAAGAATAAAATAAGAAGAACATAATGGATATTCTACCAATAATTCATGTATTTATATGGGAATCAAATCAACGGCCGTATCTCGTAATGTCACCCATATCTGGAATACATATATAACAGCATATATGGTCACATAATAGTTTAACATAGCGCCAAATGGTAGCTACGCTAAAATAGGAGCGCCCCGCGCCTTCGGCGCGCGGGACATAGCACGGGGCCGTAGGCTCGTATAGTATGTCAGAAAAGGCATGCATAATACAAAGAAACAAAAAGAAGAAACACTGGAAAGTGTACCGGACATTTACTGAAAAAAAGACACTACCGCTTTAAGTCATTCTATCCATTTATTATATAATTCTGCAAATAAAAAGTCCAAAAGTATTCCAGAGTTTCAAAAATGGACAAATATATTTGTCCAATTTTAGAATTCTAAAAAAAGTCTTGAGAAAATGAAAAAAAAATAAGCCAGAGCATAAAAATTGCATGCTTTTTCGATTTGTGAGCATAAGAAAAAAAAATGAGAAAAATAAAATTACAAAAAAGATTTAGGAACTTTTTCATTAGGATATAATTCCTAATTTTAGGATATAAACCCTAATTATATAATATTTATATATTATACTAATGAATACGAAAGAATCTAAGTCTAAAAAGGTTATTCCTTTTTGTTGTGAAAAATGTGCTTACACCACATCACGAAAAAGCCAATATGATAGACATATAGTAACATCAAAACATTTAAAATTAATTTCAGAAGTTGAAAATACATATGAATGTTCTTGTGGAAAATCATATAGTCATATGTCAACTTTATGTGCACACAAAAAGAAATGCACTATTCTAAATCAAGAAGAAGCGGCAATAAAAGAGCTGAAAGAAAAAGAGAAAGAAGGAGTCACATTAAAAATGACAGATATACAAGGTGCAATCCCAAACATGGATATGAGTTTAATATTTGCATTCATGAAAGACACACAAGAATTCAAGCAAATAATGTTAGAACAAAGCAATACTATGATGGAATATAATAAGCAGATGCTGTCGGAACAAAGCAATGCCATGATGGAATATAATAAGCAGATGATGTCGGATCAAAACAATATGATATCGGATCAAAACAAGATCATGACAGAGTTGGTGGAAAAAGTAGGCAATACAACTAACAACAACATCAACACACAAAACAATCAATTTAATCTTCAGTTTTTCTTGAACGATACGTGCAAGGGTGCGATGAATGTAAAGGATTTCCTGAATTTCATCAACGTAGATTTGGAAGACATAGAATACATAGGAACACACGGGTATGTGGCAGGAATCTCTAGGATCTTCACCAAGAATCTAGCGAGACTAGGAAAATTCGAGAAACCGATTTGGGTAACGGACGAGAAGAGAGAGACGATCATGTACAAAGAAGATGGAGTATGGCAGAAAGACGAAGATCATATAAGAATGAATAGAATATCAGCAACAATAGAAAACAAATGCAGAATGGCACTCGCCCTATGGAGAGAGTTAAATCCAGATTGGAAAGAAAACGATAAGAAAGGCGAATTTTTAAATATAATGAATGGATGTGTATTTGGCGGAGAACTAAATAACAAAACAACATTCTATTATCCTCCCGATAAAGATCAAAAGGCGAAAATAGTGAGGAACATGATTCAACTATTGAAAATTCCTAAGAAAAATGTAAAAGAACAAATACTTACTTAAACATATCTGGACAAAGATGTGTAATGTGGTATTACCTATTAGCCTTTATCGTAGGATCATATAGCGGGCGAGTATTTGGAGATCGAACTAACAAATATTACGAGTCGATATGCAACTCACAACAAAATGAAATAAACAAATATAAAAGATTTCTAGCAGACAAAAATGTAGAAGAAGAGTTTGCTGCCATGCAAAGGTGAGTACAATAAATTTTAGTAAACAAACAAAGTACACGAATAAGAAAAAAATTGAAAACTATTATACACACAAAATAAAAGATATCAATAGCCCTATATCAAGTTTTTAAAAGCAATCAAGAATGTCTCAATACAAGAACAAGAATAAGAATCAAAAGCAATTTGTACCCCAACCCTTCTGCAAGGTATGCAAAGACTCGGATAAATCCGAGGCAATGTACACCTCACATTGGGTAAAGGACAAACAAGGTAAAGTATGCTGTCCAACCCTGTTGTCACAGCAATGTAGATATTGTAATAATCATGGTCATACTATAAAGTTCTGTAAATTTGCAGTAGAAGATAATAATAGAAGGAATATGAAGATAGTAACCAAAGCACCAGCAGTCAAATTGGCGAACAACCCGCAACCAACTTTAATGTCTAATAATCGATGGACGGCGTTAGCGGATGCGGCGGAAGCGCCAGCCAAAGCGCTAGCGCTAGCAGAAGAGTACCCTTCATTGTCCCCCAACGTGACGCTTAGACCTCATCAGAAGCAATTCGCAACGCTGTCGTTTGCAGCAGTTGCAGCCATCCCCCTAGCCTTCCCTCAAGTCACCCCTCAAGTCATCCAAAAAAGCGCGCCTGTCAAGTTCAGCCGCAATTGGGCTGATGACGACTCTTCCGACGAAGAAGAAGACCAGCAACAAGAACGATATGATTGTGCAAGCGGATGCAATAGCCCGTGCAACAGCATTGTTGAACAAGACTATGAACAAGACGAAGTCGAAATGTCGTTCTACTACAGACAACAAGTTGCAGCATTTTAGAAGACAAAATAAAACACAAATAAAAACATAAATTAGAACAAAATATAAACACCAATAAAAACATAAATTAGAACAAAATATAAACACCCATAAAAACAAATAAAAATCTAGAGCATTATGCTCTATTTTTTTGTCACCGATAACTCAAATAGACGGCCATATCTGGAATACATATAAACAGCTTAGTAGACTGCCTAGTAGACACCCTAGTAGACACCCAATAAAAAACATACAATATATACACTATGTTTTTTATTTATACAAATATATACTATCTATCGCATGCTATCCACACGACTAAGACCAGCACACTTATTAAACACCCCATCACACTGACCATATAAATCAAAGATAGTAGACAATGTAATCTTCTTTGCATCTGATTGCTTCTTCTTCAAGAGAGAATAGGCATCACAGGTGCGATCCCAAAAGGCGTCGCTGTCATTGCCGATAGCCACTACCGGAATAGCAGCAAGACCAGGCAAACGACGCTTGGAATGCACATCATACACCTCACCCGATACACCCTTCAAATAAGGACGTCCATTCTCCACTCCAACCACGCGGACAAACACACTCATCATCGATGTCATCGTCCTTCTAGATTTTATCTTCTTAGCTTTTAATTATGTCATCCTATTAGTAGTTAAAAAGTACTTCAATTTTTTTATTTCGGACAGACTAAATTCGTCTACCAAATTTGTCTACATATTTGTCTACCAATTTGACTGCATATATGCTGTAAATTTTTGTCACCGGATTCTTAATTTGTCACTCATTTCTCGAGTACCCTATTTAGGGGGGTGTAGGGCACATATCGGGTCCTATGGTGAGCCAATAAGGGGAGCCTAGAAGGGGAGCCTATAAAGGGAGGATTATGGCGCGCTTGCAGGGGAGATATGACAGGACATCAATAGGACATCAAATTGTATCAAATGGTCCAAATAGTGGCGCAGAAGATCGTAATCCTTGTAATAACACGTTCAGAGCATACTCCTCCACTGACGTTCTCAGTGGGCACGTAGTGCCCACCAAGTGGTTCGCCGAAGGCGAACAACCGGAGTATAATCGGAAAACTTCGATTCGCTTCGCTCATCTCCGTTTTCCTCCAAATATAATGATTATTTTTTTATCATAAATGCAGTAGGAGCCATAAAATTTGTGCTTTGTAAATCATATGGAATATTAAATTCTTTTAAAAATTTATCAACTCCAACACTTTCACTGAATTTATGATATTCATATTCATCAAATAATATAACTCCACCAGGTAATATTCTATCCCATAAATATTTTAATGCAACATATGTTGGACGTTCAATATCAACATCGATGTATAATAATGATATTTTAAAACCAGGATTGTCTACTATAAATTGCGGAATAGTTTGTTCAACATCACCTTCAACTAATATGTAATTTTTATTAATATTCATATTATTTAAATTAGATTTAACTGAATTTAATGTAAGTTGATTTTCATCTACTTTTGAATATACTGTAGTCATGGTATCTTTATCAAAACTGCCATCTTTATCAAGTATCTTAGTCGCATTAATCACATTAAATATATCAAACCCTATTACTTTTTTGTTTGAGTTTGGGCAAGATATTTCTACGAATTTAGAAAATGAAGCAATTCCAGAACCTTTAAATACACCAATTTCTACAATATCACCCGGAAGATGTTTTATTTTATTAAAAAATTCGTGTCGCAATAGTAATTTTCCTAATAATTTAATATCATTTGAAAATATAAATTGATTAAATGCATCGTATGTTGCATCTGTTGGCATATTTTTTGCATTTGAATTGCAAATTTCAAAAAGTTTGTTATCCATATATTAGTTTATAATATAAATACTTTAAGTACTTTACACCCTGAAGATTTAACCTTTCTCATTTTATATTCCTTCGCTAAAGCTACGGAATATAATCAGAAAACTTCTATTCGCTTCGCTCATATCCGTTTTCCTCCAAAGTAATATTTATTTACGTGATCTGTTCTGTCGTCTAGTTCGACGTATAAGCTTCTTATTTCGATTAGTAGTAGAAGAACGCTTATAACCGCCCTGTCTACGAAATCCACTGCTAGGAGCAGGAGCAGGAGCAGGAGCAGGAGCGGTAGCAGTTGTTGGAACATCAGGTAAAGGATCATAAAATAACGAACCTACCGAATACCCATTATTTGGATTTTCACTAAAAAACAATTCTGTCTCTACATTTCTATGACCACTCCGTAAAAAATGACGCACCAATGTCCCCAAACGTGAAAATTCGCGAAACCTTTCGGCCTGGATGGCAGGCCTGGAAGCCGGTAAACTCCATCGCCGCTGATAATAAACTCTATTTACATTAACTGGATCAAGAACACCTTGCATACCTTCAGCAGTATAACCAACACTTACTAAACGTTCTCCATCAGCTCTAGAAATTCTGTTACGGACAAAGTCCCCATAGTCGGAGGACATAGTCCTTGGGTCGTATCTCGGATGAGGAACTAATTGTGTAATTATATCAGGTTCAGAAGCACGAGCACGAGCAGCAGCAGCCCAAGGATATATTCCGTGTTGACTAGCAGGTTCAGCATTGACAGAAAGGACAGAAGAAACTAAACGCGCCTGTGGAACTCCAGTAACACGTCTGTATATAGGCTCATTTAAGTATAAAAAATCAGGAATGACTTCATAATCCATTATTATTATTATATATTATGCATAAAATATTTTTTTAGTAAACCTAATAAAATATTTAAAATGAAAAAAACTGAAATGCTTTTAGCGCATAAAATAACATATATATTTGTATTCAACTTTGCATTAAGCTTTTAAAAATGTCTCAACAACAACAGGAACAACAACAGGGTCAGGTAGAGGAACAACAACAGATGTATACTCCAATCAATCTACTTAGCGAGTTTGATTCAGCATTCCTAGAGGATCTCCAATCAGGTAGCGATAGTGATGGAGATGAATGGGTAGATGTAGAAGAAGAAGAAGCAGTAGAAGAAGAACCAGTAGATAAATGTGTATGTTGTAGTGTTTCTACCACAGAAACACAAGCAGTAGTCCAAGTGAAACCTCTATTCGAATTGCCAGACGGAATCGAATTAGGTGAGTGTTGCATTTGCTATGAGGAAATGGTCATGAATAACTTCACTGTCACAGAATGTGGACACAAGTTTCATTCCAAGTGCATCTTCAAAAATCTAGCTCAACGATTGGAATGTCCGATGTGCAGAGTAGAACTATTGCATATTCCCGAGGAGGAAGACGACGAGGATGAGGATGAAGACGATGGCGATGATGATGAGGACGATGATGATGACGATGATGAAGAGGAGCCTGCACAAGCAGTGACCATTCCACAACTCGCTAGTAAGTTGACAGCACTTGGATATACACTGGAAGATGTTTTGCAAATGATATGTGGATCCACACATCCTCTAGATCTCGTAAATCCCAGATTCATTGTTCAAGATCCAGTAGCAGAAGTGGTAGAAGCTCCTACAAATGAACCAGTCAGATCGACCTACTTTCCAAATGTGGGAACTCATGTGTTTTATACTAATGAAGACGGCGTATTAGAGTCAGAATCCAACGATTTATCAGAGCGACTTTCAAATGACATTGATCTCATTCTGGAAGGAAAGATTACCATGTCACATAGAGATACACGATCATATGCTTCAGTAGCGCTGGCGCTAGCGCAACCAAAAGCAGTAAAAGAACAAAAGCATAAAGAAGAAACAATAGAAGAACGAGAAGAAATCATTGCATAAAAACATAAAAACATAAAAACATAAAAACATAAAAACATAAAAACATAAAAACACAAAAACACAAAAACACAAAAACACAAAAACACAAAAAACAAAACAAAAATCTGTATATATTTTTTTCAACGTTTTCCAAATCTAGTCTCACCTAATACGTATTGTAACTCGTCGAACCATTTTGCTTGATGAAAAAATAAACCCCAATTGGCATTAATAAGAGTTATGATACCAAATACTAAAAATAGAAACCTAGCTTCATTGCCAATAACAATTGGTTTGGTTGAAAACGGATGGAAAATCATAATTGTTAACAATGCCATACAACTGCTAAAAATGAAACTAGTTCGTTCTTTCCAATATATAATTTCCCTAGCAAATTCAGTATCGTCTTCACTATTATGTATTAAATAATAATGAATAACAGCTAAAATAGCAAATGAAATTTTAACAGCAAAAATAAAAGTAATATATAATTTATAAGGTGTCCAATCCATTATATATAACTTGAGAAAATACAATAAGATAAAGATAAAGTATGGAAGAAAACCCTAATAAGGTAAAAAGAAAGTAAAAAAATATAGAGACAGATAAGAGAGATGAATACGAATACGACAAAAAACCAAATGACTCCAATAGATAACGCCTTTCAATTTCCGACCCCCATCACACCAGTACATCTAGCCCCAAAATTCACCAACGTATGTATCTTCTGTAACCATCCAGAGTCCATTTCTCTTATGCCAGATGGATCATATAGACAATGTTCTAGATGTCACAAAAATTTCAAGCCGATAATAGAGAGGGTAAATGATAAACGTCCAAAACCAGCCACACCATATATGTAAAGGAAAACATAGACTATGTTTTCTGGATAAAACCCTGTAAGGGTTGTGAAGCAGTCCTATCGCTCGGTAGAGAAGAAAAAAATTTGGAATAACCTTCCATTAGTAGACCGGTCACCGAAATAATCCATAGACATATGAAAGTTATTCGCATTAAATAAAACAAGACGATTAAAGACATTCCCAACTTGATCCACCACAGACCATTTCGTCATGTCCTGACTAAATGTATCAGTCTCACTTTTATTGTTCAATAATTTCTGATCGGTGACGCAGGTAGTCCCGTCATGGAAACGAAAAAACCCAGTACCGGATGACAAGGGGGCGTCTGGCGTTAAAAAAAGCACTCCTGCCCAATTATTAAATCCGTCCGTATGCACCCAAGAACGATCTCTAGAAGTAGTATATTGGAAAGAGCCATTATATGTTTCTTTAGCAGCAGTGCCAGTGCCAGTGCCAGTAGCAGTAGCAGGACTAGGCAAAGGAAAATCCGTAATTTTACCACCAAACGGCTCCACATATTTTTGAATAATAGCACGTAGTTGTTCCGTTGCATGCGAAATAGTTCGACTACCGGGATAATTACCACGCACCGAAAACTCTTGCGTTAATATAAAATCACGAGTAGCCATCGCATTTTGATAAAAATTGTCAACAACTATTAAACCACAAGAAGGCCCTCTAGTAGATTTATCGGTAGCCAACAAATTTTTAGATATAGATAAAGGATTAGCGTTATGCTTAATCGCAGGCGTTGCACTGGTACTAATTGTAGGCGTAACACTAGTATTGGTCGTAGAATTAGCCGTAGAGATAGATTTAAAAGTTTTAATGTTAGAAGGAGTATCCATTATAACAATAATATTAATATTATTATTAACATTATTTTATATAGTTATCTACCAATATAACTATCTACCAATATGTAAGAAAACGTAGTTACTGCGTAGCGAGAAGGCAGCCGAAGTTTTCGGATTAAGCTAGCGGATTAAAGTTATACACATATTCTAACCCTAAATGTAATATCCCATGAACGCCAATAGCAACAGAAAAAAGCAACAACAAGTTTACCAACTGATAAGTACTCATAGAGGAGCCAACTTTTGAACTATGTTGAAAAATAAGTAAGAGAGAAACAAATAGTAATATACCAGTTATAGGTAACGAATAAAAAGACGGCTTGGTAAAAATAGTGGTGTCAATCATGTAGTATAACAAGAGATAAATAAATATATTCAATAAAACAATTTAAAAGCATCCGGACATGTGATTATGTAGAGGATGAATGTGGAGGACATTCAGTCCATGTATCCAACAGCAACAACCTTTTCTAAAAACCCCCGATGGATACAAGCAACCAAAAAAACAAAACAAAACAAAAAGCTCGTGTAGCGCAGTGGTTAGCGCATTAGTCTTATGAGCTGAGGGTCGCCGG